GTTCTGCGAAACGTTGCCGTCCACAGAAGATGCGCTGTCTGCTACTGCGCTGTACAGTTCGGAAATCGACTGACCGGCCTGATAGCCGAGTTCGACTGCCGAGTTCCCGACCAATTCGTCAATCGACGAAGCGATTGCGAATGCCGAGAAGTTGGAGTAGTTGTTCCACTCGCCGACCTGCGCCGGGGCGCTGATCTGGGAGATAACTTCTGGTGCTCCAACGTTGCCGTCAGCGGCCTGTACAGTGTCACCCGATAGGGTGTTGTACTGGAAGAACTGACGGTTGATGCCCATGTGCAATCCCTGCACACGGCGTTCTGCTACGGCCACAAATGCGTCCGTCTCACCCTTTCTTTATTTGTTACCTCTTTCGAGGGGTTGATCATTTCTGTCAACCTCTAACGATTTCTATTCTCGTTAGAACGGACTATCGCATCGCCTTTCGGCGTCTTCTCGCTTAGTCTCTCAGGCTGCTTTCGCTTGCCCCTTCTTCCCGTTTCAGGGTTGAAGACAATCAGAGAAGATTCTCACTCTTACGAGTGACCCAAAGTTAATTTAGGTTAGGAATAAGTTCCTTGTCGAACAGGATAGCCTGTGCGGTGAGTACATTTGATACGTTTGATGCTGAGGGAGTTGGTCCGCTCATTTCGGTTCTCTACCTAGAGTTTCACCGTTGAGGTGTTATGAACCGACTACTTTGATTCCAGCCGCATTCAACTTCTTGACGTAATTTGGGTCACGAAGCTTCTTGCGGTATTCCTGCGCTGGCATCTTTGCAATCTCTTTCAGTAGTGTGGCTCTGGTGTCAGTCGGTTGTGCTTGTACCGTGGGACGTGCTGCAGACATCGTTCCCGGCATAACACTGCCGTTCACCCCCGGTCTACGGGCAGCTTCTGCGGATTTGTCCGCTGCTACAGGCGTAGAGGTCGGGGCGGGAGCCGCTGCGGTAGGTATCACCGCTGGCGGGTTCGCTGTTGGTTCTGTCACCGCTGGCTCTGCGGCAGGCGGCGTGATTAACACCGGGGCTGCGGCTGGCGTTGCGGGTGTTGCGGCAGGCGGATTGTCCACCTTTGCAACAGGGGTTGCTTCGACTGCTGGTTGTTTCTCGACCTTTGGCAGTCGAGTTTTCGTGGCCTCGAAGGCCTTCTCAAGATTCTCGTAGGTGAGTGAAAGATTTTGAGCTTTCATGTACTCGCCTATGATGTTTGAGGATGCCAAACAAGGTACAAAGTCTTCTTTGTGGTCTTCCATCCAAGTGTCAGCAATGATCTTACCATGCTGTCTGGCGGTTTCTTCGGCGATGCGAGCTTCGCGCTCTGCCTGAACCGATTTTTCGACCGACTCCCGCATTTTAGCGGGGTCTTTCTCTGCGACGGCCTCGGCAGCAAGCTTTTCACTCTCTTGCTTCATCTGCTTTGCTACTTGGGTCGTCTCGATGACTGCAACGGCTTCGGCAGACTGCTTGAAGCGGTTGGTTTTGACACGCTCTGCGTATCGGACGGCGTTGATGTGCGCCGCTTTCAATTTTTCTACGACTTCTTCGTTGGTCCAGCCCTCGATGTGCGTCGGGCGGCCAATCGGTTTGCCGTTTTCGTCGGTTGCTTGGTAGTCAACGACGATCTTTTTGCGCTCTTCGACCTTCGGAGCGGCTGCTGCAGCGGCCTTGGTGGCCTCTTCTACGGCTGCGGCTGCACGAGCGGCTTCTTGCTCGGCTGCCTGAGCGGTTGCGGTGGCGATATCGGCTGCGATCTGCTCCGCTTCCTCAGGAGTTGGCTCACGCTTTGAGACTGGGACGTAGTCCGGGTCGTTCAGCATGTCGCTGGCGATCTTTTTGCCCTCTTCTGACGACAGAACGGCGTTCAAATCAGCGAGTTCCTGAGAACCCTGCTGAATTTTGCGTGCTTCGGCCATAAACTCGGCCTGCGTGACTGACTTAAGCCAGTCGAGAGTAAATTTACTCATTTTGTCCTCTTGGTTCATTCATTCTACAGCGTCCCTGTCGGGATTTTACTGCTTCTTGGCCGAACGCGGCTTCGGTTTGGCCGGGTGGATGCCGTAAATGCTCTTGACGGCTTCCGGTGGTGTGGTGTGGATGCCAAACCGGTTGGCTACGGCATCCACAGCCTCTTTTTCCTCCATGGCGTTATGTTTCACGATCGAATCTTTGTGGGCAAAGGCCGATCTCATGAACAAATCGCTGAACTCCGTGATGTTGCGAGCACGACGCTGTCTTTCGACTGCGATTCGCTCGTAATCTGCGGATTCTGGGTCAAGTTTTATACAGTCCTGCGTGGCTCGAAGACATGCCTCGTTTGCCATCTTGATCGCAACCTGCCAGCCCGGGGTCATGACGGTATGTGCAAGCGCCGTCTTCTCCGCAAGTGACAAATCTGGACACAGTATGGTTACTAGTTCTTTCTTCTCAGCCATTGGAACTCCCTATTATAAAGTCGTGGTCGAACCGAACCCTTTATTGCCCGGTTCGCCGTTCATTAGCTCTGGTTCTGTTGCGTGCTCGATTGAGGCACGGAAGGCTTCGTTGCCTGCCTTACCCAACTGTTTCTGATTTTCCAACTGTTGTTCCTGTTCGAACTTCTGTTGGGCCATTTTCTGGGCGGCTGCGGCCTGCGAGGCCTGCAACGCTGCTGGTGAATTTGCTTGGTGACGCTTTTGCTCGTCTGGTGTCATCGGACGTAGGAACGACTGACTGAACTTCCAGCCTGCTGCGTCTGTGAATGCCTTGAAGATTGCTGGTGCGTCGAACTGATAGCCTGCGTCGTTGGCATTAGCCACGAACGTCGGGTTGTTCAGCAACTGGATGACGATCGGGAGGGCCTGAGCCATCTCTTTCTTGGCACCCAAGTGTGCGCCTGCCAAAACTTCGTACTCGATCTTGGCGTTACGGAAGTCAACGTGGTCAACCAAGTACGGTTCACCAAGTTCTTCTCCCAATATGTCTCTGATTACCGATGTCGGCAACAGCAAGTTGTTCAACTCATCCATCATGTACAACCATGGAACGAAGCACTGTCTGATGAAACGGCTCGTCGGGCCGTCAAGACGGCTGGCGTTAGCTTGAATGACTGCCGCCGCTCCGGTACCCGAGCGCATGCCGAGCGATTTAACGCCTGCGGCACCCGCACCCTGTATCACCTGTTCGTTAGCGCCCGATGTTGCAGCGCCAGCGGACTGTGCTTGTGAAATGAACTGCCATGCCTCGCCCGGAACTGGTGGCATCTGCAGGAACTTGAAGGCCTTGTCAACGTCTTCTTCAACGTCGATAATGCCACCCTGCCGCCATCTTACGTCCTGCGTCGGTGTTTGGAACCCTTTCTTGCGAACCGCTGTCGGCTGCAAACCATAGTTCAATAGATCAAGTGCTAAGTTCGTGACCCCTTGTTCAACGATCTGCTCGCTTCCTATGAGTAGGCCCAACCCCTGTCCGTAAAAATTATCAGGGATGTTGCGCCAGTTGAACGACAAGAACGGAATCTTGCCGTACGGGTTCGCTTCGTTGCGAATAAGGATGTTGTGACCGTTGTAGCAAAGCACGACGATTACTCGGTCGTTATCCCAACGCTCAAGAATCTCAAGCGGGGCCTGCATCGGGTCAGTTGAAGTCTTGTAGTTGCGTGGCATCGAGTGCTGCAGATAGCCCATCATGCCCTCTGGGAGAGTCATGGTGATGTTGTCTGCGCCGCTCGTGATTCCGTTCAGGAAGATATCCTTTAGGATTTCTTCTGACGGAATGTTGTAGCCTGCAACACCACGTAGGAGGTTCAGATCGTCGTAGGTTGCGTAGTCTCTGTAGACCACCCAGCCTGCACGGCGAATGTCGCCCACGCGGCAGCCCGGGTTGACGAGAACGGTACGGATATCCGCCCACTTAATCCACGGGTGTGAAATTTTCTTGTCGTAGAACTCGACCTCGTACTCGTCTGAGGCCGGGGTATCGATCATCTTGATCTTGCCGTCTGCCTGCGTCAGCGGAGTCTTATCTGCCGTGCGACGATAGCGGCGCATCTTCTTGGTGTACTCGACATATCCCCACTTGAGGATGCCGGTACCTAGCAGGGCGCACTGCTCAAGCGCACGCTCGACCTCTTCCTCGAAGTGCATGGCGTCGAGTTGAGCAGAGAAGATTGCGGTCTTGGCCGTAACGACTTCCTGCTTGGTGTTCGGACGTGGGCGAAGAAGGAACGGCGGCTCTTCGTAGAAGATGCCTTCCATAACCTTCGGCACGATCGAACTGATGTGGTTCGATACCATGTACTTCGGTACCGATGCCTGCCCTTGGTTGCCGCCGTCAAATGCCGACTGCGTTGCCGGGGACTGGTACAGTAGGTCGGCCATGGTCCAGCCGTTAGCCCACTGCTGAATGTTCAAATATGTGTCTACGCGTTCAGCGTCGTCAATGACGAGCTTGACTGCAGCAGAATCATTGTACGTAATCGTATTCGTCTCTTCATCGACCGATGTGTTGTCTGCGGTGATCTGCGCCGCCGGTTCGATGTAGAGATCGTGAATCTTCTGCGCTATACGCTGGTCTTGGTCAGACATTTATATTCTCATCCCGGGCGGTAGAATCTTTCCTATCAGTCGCCGTAATTGATCACGACGGGGGTCGGTAGGTGGTGGTTCCGGTGCCTGCACAGTTGGTTTCTGTGCTGTAGGCGATGGTCCGCCGTGCATACGATTATAGACAGCCATCATTGCTTCTTTCTGCTGTCTCTTCTCGTGTTCCTGTTCTACTACCTTCGGGTCGGGGTTGCTGGTCAGTGCCGTGGGCGACATTCTTTCGGTTACGATTGCGATAGCGTCTGGCCCGTCGTCCTTTCGGTACGCCGTACTCTTGCCGCCACGGTACTCCGTAAATTGCTTGAAGACATCGTCGTTCCACGAACCTGTTACGAACCACAGACGGTCTTGGCCGAGCAAGAACTCAAGGTTCTTGATTCTGTTTCTCTTGGCGTTGGCTGCCGTTGACATCGGCACGACCACGATCTTAGACGAGTAGTCCAGACCGCGAATCTTACAAAAGTTGCTGATGTTATTGACCAGAAACTTGACGCCGAGTGCTTCTTCGATGTACACCTTCTGGATTCCGAGATGTTTGTTCTTCTCGTAGAAGGCCGCCATCTGCATCGGTAGTTCCGACGACTTCCACTTGTCGAGAACCAAGTCGAGAATAACAACCGCTTCCTGTTTCTGCTGGGTCAGGTAGATTCCCGCCGTGACGCCAACGGAGAAGTCGGATGTCTTACGCTCGCCGTATGCGATGTCCCATGTCTGGATGATACGCATCTCGCTGGGCGCGGGTGCTGCTGTGCGAGCATATGAATGAGCCCGGAGAACGTCCAGATTAAACTGGTTGATATAGACGTCTTCGGTCGCTTGATCTGTCGCTTCGTTGAGTTGCTGGTTCTTAAAGCCACGCAACTTTTTCTTCTTGAGAATCTTGTCGAGTTCGGCCCACGTCAGCTTGTACGGGTGGACAAGTTTGGCGCGGCGCTGCTTAATGATGTCGCGGCAGGTCAGCTCTCCACGATCGTAGGCGAACTGATCGTCGGCGTTGAGTACCCAAGAACCACGGCAGCTATACCGTATCGGTGCCACGTCCTTGGAATCTTCTTCCTGAGGAAGCTGGCGGGTACCGTAATAGTCCATCGTGAAGTAGCGGGTTCCACAAAAATCTGTGAATCCCCACGGGTCACGGACGTCGTCGTAGCCGTCGATCTTGAAGCGCAACTTCTCGCGCATCTCTTCGTCAGCAGAGTTCTTCGGGTCGACAGCGTCGTCAAACTTACAAATGTCGCAGTGTTTACCAGTCGACGACGACTCCATCGAGGTGGCCCAGACGCTTGCCTGCGGCTGCGGGTGATTTCGCGCCGGGCATTCCATGTCTTGTTCAGACGTTCCGTCGATGCCCCGGAGAATATACTCTGGAAACAGCATCTGGAACGCAGACGGTTCAGCGCTCAACGGCAGCCAGAAGTGTTCCTTCTTGATGCTGACCGCAAACTCTTTTGCCAAGTCTTTGAACGCCGTGATGAACATGATACGGATGTCAGGGCAGTTGATCAGCCACTGAACCGTATCGATACGGTTGATCGTCGACTTGTACGACGAACGGGGTTCCAGCAACAGCATTTCACGGGTCTGCATGTCGCACAACTCGACGCCTGTCGGAGGTGTGCCCATGTTAGCTAAACGCTTTTGTTGGCGCATCGCCTTATGGAAGTCATCTAGCGTGTAGCCCGGGAAGTACTTGCCTTCGAAATCTTTCTGCACGAACTGTTCGCAGACATACTGGTGGGACATGTGGTACAGTCCGTAGCCCAGTAGGCGGCCCAGCCAGAACAGGTCCTTACGTGCCTTGGCACGAAGGTCCAGCCAGTGCTGGAACGAAACAACGTAATCGACTTCCTTGTCGCGGCGATGGTCGTGGCCACAGTTTGTGTGGTCGCAATCGTCGATGCAATCAGGCTCGATCGGCTTGGTCACCTTGACCTTGACGCCGTTACCAATCTCCATCTCTTGCTCATAGACCACAGCTTTGATCGTGATCTTGTTCTTGGACGGGTTCGGAACGTTCTTCTTTTTCTTCTTGGCGGCCTTCTTCTTTTCCGCTGGGTCTTCTTCCTCAACGGACTCTTTGTCCGTGATGTCAGCCCCCTCGTAGATAGCTAGAAGGTCAACGCAACTACGAGCCTCACTCTTGTAAAAGTTGCATGTGGCATCCTGAGCCAGCGCCCATTCCATATCACGGTGGTGCTGTGTGATACGGACTTCAACCTCTTCCCGTGACGGCTTGATCTCCCGCTTGTACGTCTCTGGTAGTCCTGCGTCTCGATCACGTTGATTCTGCTTTCTCTGGGCATCGGTGAGTGCCATTGGAAACCTCTGTTATTGCTTCCGGGCCGCTCGGGCGATCTTATATTTCGCCATGGGAAATGCTATCGGCTGGAAGGACTGGGTGGGATTGCCGACCACAGTCTGTGTCGTGTTGCTGGCTTGCGCCAAATTCTGCTTTGCTTGCTCGACCGTCTTTTGAGCTAGGTCGTTGTTCATTATTCTAGCGACTTGTACGCTGCGTCAGCAGTGGCCCGGCGGTTGTTGATCTCTTGCGCCGTGGTGCCGCCGATCGGTTCGTGTCCGCCTGAGTGCGCCATGTGGTACGGTGCGTTCGACGTCTGTGCGTGCGACACTCCGGTATCCTTGGGAGCGTAGGTTGGGTTGTCGCCAAAATGCTTATGCGATTCGGCCAACGCTGCCTTGGCCGATGCAACCGCCTTAGCTGCGCCTTCTGGTCCTGCTGTGTCGTTCGGCATATGCGTTATCCTATATGATAAAAGTAATCCACTTAAAAATTCTCAAGAAGAGACTTTCTTTTTTCTCTTCCGGCTCTGCTACTTCTGGCAGAGGCTTCAATCCCGCCGAGTCATCGTCAACGAAATCGACATATTTCTTGCCTGTCGGAATCACGCCGGTTCCCATTTGGGCACCCGGAAATCCGAATTCGCACAAGCCGATTATCTCATGGGTCTCTTCTGAAACGATGGCCGAGCCTGATGCGCCCGGGCCCATACCGTTGGTAATCAAAAACCTCTGTTTCATTTCCATGCGAGCGTCATCGAGAGGCTCGCTGTTAACTTCTCCGTGGGTGTATTGCTTCCCAACTCCCTCAGCGAAGTTCACGTTCATTACCTTGGTTCCGATTACGGGAACACCGCCGGACGCGTTTACCTTAATGATGGGCAATTCTCTAACGCTGTGAAAGATAAAGATGACGTAGTCGTAGCGGTCGTCGTTCTCGCTCTTGTATATCTTGGCCTTGTGGAGAACCGGCTTATCTTCTACCGTCGAACCGACGTAGTAGTTATCCTCGTCCTTCCAACTGATGCAGTGCCCAGCAGACAGACCCAAGTACTCCGTTTGCGACAGTCTACCAATAACGGTGCCGGTGCATGTGAACGTGCTCTTGAATCCGCAACTCCAATACTTGAGCGGCCCGATGAACGTATCAAACGTTTTCCACTCGCAGACTTGCTTGCCGCGATAGACAGAGAGGGTAGCTTTAGAAAGCGTCTGTTGGAAATCTTCTTGTGGACCCTGTTGCGCTCTAGCGCTCGGGGTGAACATCAAGACAACTGCAAATGCTGCGGCCAAGAGTAGTTTCTTCACGAATCTATCCGTGAACGGCTCTTTGCAGAGCATTACCGTTCAACCCGGTTCCCCCGTGGGACCCTCTGCTCCGGGTACTAAACTTTGTTCTGCGTGTTCTGTACGTTCTGCGTCGGGTCAATGTTCTGATCAGCCTTGTCCTTCTTCTGTCCGCCGAACATGTTGCTTCCACGGTTGACTGCGTAGTGGACCGTCGCAAACGCGCCGAGTCCTGTTGCTTCATCGAGGCCGGGGTAGTGCCCGGTCTTAATGGTCAGATAGATCAAAACGAATATCGCAGCTAGACTATGAGGCACTGTCAGCAAACGAGACGAACTTGGTTGGCCGTTGTCGCTGAACGCCTTTGCGAGGTAATCAGAGTGTGCCTTGAGGAAGTCTGAGACTTTCGCCAAGACTTTCATTACTTCTTGAAGCCTTTCAGCGTAGACGCGAAATTGGCCATATGAACGACATGGGGGTTCGCTGAGTGCTTTGCTGCGGCCAGCTTCTCAGCCGGGATATTCTCACCCTCAGGTACGCCGAGGGCGCGGTGCAAACCGCCCTTACGCATGTGGTGAATCGCTCTGTAGAGCGAAGGATTCTTTGCCATGTTAGGCTCCTACCGCCGGGGCCGCTGGCATCGGCAACCCTGCCGGACCTGCCTGCGCTGCCGGAACGCCGTGGTCGCCAGCGTCTGCCGCTGCTTCGCCCGGGTTCGGTGTGCCGAGATGGTCCTGCATGCTGTCATGCAAGTGGTCGAGGCTCATCGCTGCGTGCTTCACACTCTTGTGATCACCCTCGTGGTGCATGTGGTGAACGGTGTGCGAACCGTCGGCGTGGTGCTCGATATGGGTCATATGAAACCCGTGATGCGCGTGCTTTTTCTTGCCTTCCATGTTAGTCCTCTAGGAGTTCTTCCATCTTCTCGTGAATGCCGGGCGAAATTGCTTCCTCGACTTTCTCCGGGTCGATGCCCTTCTTTTCAAGGGCTTCTTCGATCTCCTCGGGGTCACGTAGGTGATCTTCGAGGCTGTCGTGCAGTTCGTCGAGGTCCATTACGGCGTGCTTGACGCCCATGCCCTCGCCGTCTTCGTGGTTGTGTTCGATCGTTGCGCTACCATCGGCGTGGTGCTCAATGGTCGTGCTGCCAAACTTGTGCTTCTTCATGACGTCTTCCTTCTCTTTCGGCATCAACTTCTGGGCCTCGCGCCAAGATATGTTCTCGCCTTCGTGTCCATCACAGCAATCATCCCAATCAACGCTCTGTCCTTTGTGCTCCGACATCGCATCGCTGGCTTCATCTTGGTCTTTGGACATCAAGAGACAGATACCATCTTCACCCTTCCCATCCGTCACATGGAAGTGTTTGCATGGTGCCCCTTGCTTAAATCCACCGCAATTAGTTCCGGTAGAACTCTTGGCCCACTCTAGCCCAGTTTGATCTGCCGCTTTCTCACCCAGAGTATTGACATTATAGACGACCTCGTCATCTCCGACTGCGAGAGGCGTACCACCACGCTGATAAACGCACACAGGCGTGTAAACTTCGCCGTCCTTCATGACCCGATCAATAACGATGTCCGGGCCGTGAATTTGACAACGTTTCTGGTTTATATAAAGAAACGGGCAGTTAAAACAAGACTTAGGCTGATCACCCGTGTCTTTGCCACCGACAAAAGCCAACGCCCATCTTTGTACACCAGAGGAGATTTGTACAAGCCCATCAGCCATTTTTATTCGCCTTGTTGCGTGCTTCGTGCGCCATCTTGTAAGACGGCTTGCCTTTATGAACGTGCTCGGGTAGGTTGTGTGACCCTTTGGTCGCAGCATCGAACTCGGCTAGATTCTTTTTACCGAACTCTTCCGGGTGGGCGTGTGCCCATCCTTGTTGTGCTTTCGAAACAAATGGAATTTTGAATCTCCCGTTTTCTGCCGTAAGAGTCTGTCTTCTTATGGCAGTCAACGCATAGCGTAATTCCGTTGCTCACATCAAATCTAAGTTCTGGGTGAGTAGCATACGGCTTTATGTGATGAGCATTAAGTCGCCCACCTCGATGTCCACACTTTTGACATGTGTAGTCATCTCGATGAAAGACGGCGGCTCTCCACCAACGAAGTTCTGCTATCGTCCTCTTAACCTTTACGAGGCTGCGGTCTTGAATCCAGCGAGGGTGGTTAACACCCTGATGTGCCTTCTTCGCATTAGACTCAGGCGTTACTGACTTCTGGCGTATCTCTGGGCACATAATGCCCATGACCTCGCCTCGTGCAATTCGCCCTAGTTGTCTGCACCGCGTACTACAAAATTTCTTTCTAATCAAATCTCGGCGTATCTTGAGCACCAACACGGTGCCACAAAATTCGCACGCTCTTGTTCCTAACATTGTCTCTCCGCAACAGAGATGTTCAGGGGAGGTTGCGGCTCCCCCAAACTTGTAGCTACAAACTTTTATTCCGGTGCTTCTTGATCAAACTTATCGTACGCATCTTGTTCGGAGTCTGTCGCCCGAACCTGATACCGTGCTACTCGATTCAAATCCTGTTGAATATGGGCCAAGTGGTTGTTCAGCAGCTTTTCCATCCCAGTTTCCATCACGGCCATGTGCGTTGTCAGACGGTTGAAAAAATCCCTACCGCCCTCGTACAGACCTCTGGACTTCCAAGTGATAGTAACCAAAACTCCAATAACTGTGAAATCCCGAAGTGTTGATGATATTTGGCCCAGAGTGAGACTGGCTGGGTCGAACATGGGTTCCCTTTGAATAAGAGGTCCGGCTGTAACGGGCCATGCTGTGGCTTTCACACGGTATTGCAGGGGTCGTCGAATCGTGTTGTTGACAGGCCGCCATGCAAAAATTTTGCGAGGGCTGCCTCTCGGCAACCCCCGCGTTGAGGTACCGATTACGCTTCGATGTTGAACTCGTACAACTTGGCTGCGTTGCCAGAGTTCGATACGGAGAAGGTCACGCCAACCACGAGTCCGAACGG